GGTAATTTGAGGATTACCAGTTAAATAAACATCTTGTGCGCCATAAGCGACTAATTGAAGAAGACCACCACCCATTTTATGTTATATTCTTTATACTATAAAGAAAGAAAAAAATTATAGAACATTTTTGTTTTAGTTGCTGTAAGCAAGACCACCCATACCGGACATAATACGGAGGACATTATAGTTAACAGCATAAACATTTACACTTCCATTATTACTTGGAGTAAAGTTAGATACAGATTCCATTGAAAGAACAGCTGTATCTATACGAGACATATTTAGAGTACCAGAAGGTTGGTGTTCTTCGGGTTTAAGAGCAAATGAGTAAACATTGATACCTCTGTTGCTTGGGATGTTTGTGTGATGTTGATAAGGTTGAACGAAATTGAAATAAGTTCCATCACGAACCGCAAATCTGTCATTACCATTAAGTTGTAAAAGACAGTTTGTAAGGGGATTCTTGCCAGTGGATAAGTCAGAAGAGGTGGTATAGTTGTTCCAATCAAATCCGGTTTCACCAGATTTGGCAACCCATACAAGTTCTTTGCAGGGGTGATTGAAGTTGAGTTTGTAACGATTGCCACCACTGGAAGAAAGATTTTCTTGTCCAGTAAATTGGAGTTGTTCAATAAGATATTCGTGGGAAAGTTGAGCGAATCTGCGGCGTTCATCAGTATCAAGGAAGATGTAATCAATCCACATTGAAACATCAAGACGAGTATCTTTGTCAGCTACAGTTGTTATTGCAGAAACATTCTTGATACATTTATCTTGAGTTTCAAATTGTATCTTGAATTTAACTTCATGATATTGAAGAGCAATTAAAGGAAGGGCAAGACCTACATTACGGCAGAACCAGAATTCAAGAGGAATATATAACATTTTCTTGTAGTTGCTAACTTCGGCTGTTGTACTGGTTGTGTTTTTAGAACTAAGCTCTGCACCATCTGCGCCAACCATCATATCATAACCATTCTTTTTACCCATAGGGAGAGAAAGTTCATTCCAGATGTACATCCAATCAGAATAATGTTTGTCTATTTGTTGACCTCCAATTTCTACTACAACATCTTTAATTAAGCGAAGACCAAAATAATTTTCATATTTTGGTTTAGTATCGTCAGCTGCATCATATTCTGTGAGAGGAGGTACACTTACTTGAAGATATGCACGATTGATTAAATCACCATTGCGAGAAACAGTTACGGTAACAGATGAACCATAACGAGAATCACCATTGAAAGTTTGTTGGATAGATTCTACCGCAAAATTAGTATGTCTGCGATAGACAACTTTGAAAAAGGTAATTTGAGGATTACCAGTTAAATAAACATCTTGTGCGCCATAAGCGACTAATTGAAGAAGACCACCACCCATTTTATGTTATATTCTTTATACTATAAAGAAAGAAAAAAATATATGACTTAAGAATGAACCATTATAATTCTTATATATTATAATAAAATGTTTAAGGAAAAAACCTCTAAAAAAAGATTACCGGTATCAGAAAATAAAAAAGAATTATCAACACTTGATGTTATGCACAATAAAATGATACAAAAAATACAAGATAAGAATATTGAAACAAGGGATAATCAAGAAAAATTAAATAAATTAAATGAAATCATAGAAATAATTAAAATACGTATTCAAGAAGAATCACAAAATATTGATAGTGAAGAATATAACTTATTATGGACTTCTAATATTCAATTAAAAGAAGATATTATAAAATTGAATAATACTATTCAAAGAGATGTTAACGAATATAACGAATTGGAATACTATAAAAATACAAGCGACATATTGTTTAATTATTATGATTTACTTGAAAAACAATCAAAAAATACTAAAAAATCAAAACAAGTTTTTCAACCAACTAATAAAACAATTTTAGATGCTCTGAATAATTTATCGAATAATGTATCAAATACTGTTATAAATAATAATGTTCCTACGCAAAAAAGTGATTTAATTGACGAATATTTATTTATAACAGATAAAAATCATATAAAAAAAATAGAATCCGATGATATCGAGTTATGTAGATGTTGCAAAGAACCAATGACATGTCTTCAACATGACGCAATAATTATATGCGAAAATTGTGGATTTCAAGAACTGCTGTTAGTTGAACAAAATAGACCAATATTAAAACAAAATAACAAAGACGTATCGCATTTTAGTTACAAAAGAATCAATCATTTTAGAGAATGGTGTAATCAAGTACAGGGAAAAGAAAGTACCGATATTCCAAATGAAATATTTGAAAAAATTTTAAATGAAATAAAGAAAGAAAAAATAAGCAATACCAAAAATATCACATATAGTAAAATGCGAGAAATATTAAAACGTCTTCGTATTAATAAATATTACGAACATATAAATTATATAATAAATAGAATTAACGGAATTCCTACTCCGCAATTTTCACCAGAATTGGAGGAAAAACTATTTTTGATGTTTAGAGACATTCAAGGGCCATTTTTAAAGCATTGTCCAAAAGAAAGGAAAAACTTTTTATCATATAGCTATGTACTATATAAATTTTTTCAAATATTAGGACTTAATGAATATCTTAAGTTTTTTCCTTTATTGAAAAGTCGTGAAAAACTATATGTTCAGGATCAAATATGGAAGAAAATATGCGAAGAATTAAACTATGAATTTCATCCATCGCCTTTATTATAAAAAAAAATATTTCCAAATTATATCATTTTAACTTCATGGGAATCCCATTAATTTAAAGCCAGCTCCGAGACCGGCACCTTGGCGTGCACCGGCAGATACAGCGGGGGCGAAAAGATCAAGAACGGCAAATACAGCCGCGGCAGTAAGGAGGATTACAAATATTTCTTGGAAGGTGCATCTGGGTTTAGTTACTAAGTAAGCAACAATACCGACAGCAAGACCTTCAAAAAGGTATTTCATTAATCTAACAACAGCTTCCCATACATCAAGAGAATATTCCATTATATCTATACTATACTTTATATTATTATTAAATATTTTTTTTTAACCAAAAAGGATATAAGATTATTTGTTATTATTATTAATAATAAAATGTCATCTGAAGAAAATCTTGTATCAACCAAAGTTTACGATTATCTTGAAGAAGATAAACCTATTAGAGGACAAAATTATGTCCTTCTCTCTTTTATCAGCCCCGAAGATGTTATTTTGAATAAAGAGTCATTTTATTTTTCAAGATTTATTGAATCTTTTGGAAAAGATATGAATACTCTATTTGATGGTTTACAAGCCAAATATCCAGATTCTAAAGAAATGATTGAAACGATTAAAAACAATCATAAATATATCAGTGATACAGTTGAAATGAACGAACAATACAAGTTTTTCAAATCTGTTAACTCTTCAGATATTGAAGCTGATTATCACCGAGAAAACAATTTTCAGACAACTATCAGAGGTATTAAAGTTAGAGGAACATTTGATACAATTGAAGAAGCAAAAAATCGTTCTGAATTCTTAAAGAAACTTGACAACAAGTTTGATATTTTTATCGGACAAGTAGGTTGTTGGTGTCCTTGGTCTCCTAACCCCAATGATCTTGCCAATCAAGAATACGGAGAAACACAACTTAATACTCTTATGAAAAAATACAAAGAAAACATGGATAGTAAAGATGAGGTTTTTGAAAAGCGCAAACAAGAGGGTATTTCATCTAAAAAAGATGTTGAAGTAACAGAACTTGCAGATGAACTTAATAAAGTAGATCCTTGGACCGAAAGAAAAGACGTCCAAAATGAAATAGTGAATTAAAATAGTGTAATTATTTTTCTATTTTTTATTATAAGATGAAAAGTTTAGCAATTTTTTTATTATTTATTGGTACTATTTTAGTAATTCAAGGTTATTATAGCGGATTATCATATAACCAATCCAAAACAAATATAAAATTTGTACCAAGAAGTACTTATGAAGATCAATTATCAGATGATAATACTTTAAATAAATATTACAAAGGTTTATTTGAACAAACAAATCTTGGGGTGTAATAAAATATTATATTATTTTAAAATGGAAATCAAATCTATAAATATATTCAATCATATATTCAACAATATAAATGATCCTAGTAGATTTTCTAAAGATAAAATACTATTAGCTATTAACAAATTTAAAGAGCAGAATAAAAACAAAGCCGAGACTTTAAATGAATTAAAAAATGATTATTTTGAAAACTATGAAATAAAAAGAGAAACACAGAATTATGATTACGATCTGTTTTTAAATGAAAAATATCAATTATGGAAAGAATATGAAAAATCCAAATCTAAAGATGTTTTATATAAACTTTTAAATATGAATTTTGAATATAAATCAATACCAGAATTATATACATATGATGTTCCTAAAACCAAATTAGGTACAGGTGATAAAAAACCTTTAGAAGAGAACCAAAAAATTGTGAATCAACCAAAAAATGTTAAAAAAGAGTGTCCTCCTGGAAAAGTATTAAATCCTGTGACAAATCGCTGTGTACAAGATAAAAGTAAAAAAACCACTGA